CCTTTAATCGGGACGGAGATAATTAAGTCTGTCCCCTTTTCGGTGTCCTTGTACTTTTCTATCCTCACAAACGCATTCATGATTTTCCTTTGTCCCTTATATCATACACAAAAGCCATTTTGTTAATGGAGGCATTTTTTATAGCAAGTGCCACAATCCGGGAATCTTTATAGATGATCTGCGTGACATGGAAACGATCGTATGTTGTAAATTTAGGCTTTGTCCCAGATATTTGCACTTTATCCGATGGAATCCATATAAACGGCGCTGTATACAACTCTCGTCCTATGCCCCAGTTAAAACAGGCACGCTTAAAGCTATCTGACGCAAGGCCTTTTTCCTTGGCGGAAAATGACTCCATCCCTGTATCTTCTTTTGCAATCCACATCTGCTTTTCGCCATCATAGATCCTTACTGTACAATTTGCATTATCACGGGTATGGCTTCGTTCCCAGTTCATCGCACCTACAGTCTCGTCAAGGATATTCATATCACAGCGAGCATCCTTGTACAGCAGGAGCGAACATCCGCTCTCTTTTACAGTGGACACACGGCACTCAATTTCATCTGATCTCAGTTCTCTGAATTTATTCATGCCTGCCTCCTACTTAATTCGCAGATGCTCTCCGCGCTCTTTCAGTTCTGCAAACGGCAGCGTCTTGCCGGCAGTCAGTGCTTCCCGGATCTTTGCCGTGTCCGGAATCTTTTTCATATAATCGTCCGTGACTGCAGTTTCATCGACTTCCAACGGAGCAGCTCCTCCGTTTTTGCAGATTGCAAAGGAATACAGGTCTGTTTTAATTTTTTTCCGGTTGCAGAGGATCATTGCGCTGCGCAGCCGGTCTTTCAGCAGCTTGCTTCTGGAATGCAGCTGCCCAGCACGTTCTGCCAGACGGTCTGCCTCTTTTTCAAACTTTGCTGCCTCTGCATCCAGCTCTGTCATGATCTTGGCATAAGCATCTGCCTTCTCTTCCAGCTCCCCATCCATTCCTTCCAGGGTGTCCGTGATAACTTTCATCTCCAGCTCATCCGCTGATTCCAGCATTTCATACAGTGCCAGATACTGGCCTGTGATTTCATACAATGTACTCATTTTCTTCTCTTACCTCCTGTTCAGTCTCCTGCATTGCCTGCATAATTCTTTTCATGCGCTTTTGCGCTTTTGCTTTCATATCTATTGTCGGGCTTGCATTCTCTCCGGATTATTTCTGACCTGTATACATGTCACTCCTTCAGACATCTCTGAAATCTCTCAAAAAGCTCATCCATTGCTTTCTCGATTTCATCCATTTCCGGCATTGTCTCACGCTTTATGTCAAATGCTTCTTTCATGCCCACATTCAGCGCTTTCTGCAAAACATCCTTTGCCGTTCTTTTGGGAACGCCACTATTTAAAAGCGTTTCGGTCACAACTGCAGATGCCACCGAAAAATCCGCAAGGACATCCCAGCCCGATCCTTTTATGGTTACTTCTCCGTTTTCTGATTTAATCATTGCATTCTCTCCATTCCCGCCTTATACTAAAGGCGTAATATTTTTCATTGGCGCTGGTACTTTGGTCGGTTCAGCGCCTTTTTCTTTTCCGGCTTCTTAATTCTTCTTCGCGTGCCGCGCACAGCACTGTTGCCACAAAGCAGCCGGCGGCGGCGACCGTCAGTACCGTCGGCGTGATCATCATGCCAAACGTCTCCCACATGATCAGGGCTGCCATGACCAGCGTTGTTCCAGCCATCATACATATATCAGACTTGTCCATCTTCACTTTCATCTCCTTTCCGGCTGGATAATCGCCCACCTCAGCGCCGCAGCTGCTTCGGCATCGCTCTTACCTCCTCCCTTTCTTTTTGCTGTACCATACGGATGCTATTATCAGTAGAGTAAGCTCAACCGCTGCCCCTACTATTACTCCGCACCAAAACGGCGATATCCACACCATTTCTCACCTCCTCTCCCGAACATCTGCAAAATCTCGTCATCTGTAAAATGTAATACCCTGTCGAGCGCCCATATCTCTCCCAACCGGATTGTTTCACCCTCTGCTTTCCGCTTTACGAGGGTGTTTCTGTTAATGATGTTCCGGCGGTCAAGGTCCTTTCCTGTCAGCCCGCTGCGTGCCAGTCCAACATTGATGACGCGCCGGACGGCTTCTTTGCGATCTGCATACACCCCAAGTGCTTTTGTTTTCGGCATCTCTTTCACCTCCACATCCAATATAGATTTGATAAAATCAGCGCGGCCATCGTGATTTCCCACGCTATGCGCCATCTCTTTGTCTCCTGCTTTGCTTCTTCGATGATCTCTACTGCAAAGCTGTCTTCTCTTTCGTTAATAACCATACCTCCTGTCTCTTGCTTCCTGCTTATCCCCGTCCTATACTGTACTCACAGGCTCCTGCCAGAGCCGAGTACATAGAAAGGAGCGTTCAGACGTTGGAATTATCATCGAGACTCTATCATTGCCATAAAATCAACAAAAACGTAACTATTCTTGAGGATTACGAGATTGTTGAAGGCAAGAAGCGCCTAGTGCGTTGCTCATGTCCATATCATGAATACAAGGATAAGAAGCCGCACTGTGATGGGAATACGGAGTTTGGTTTTCCGTGCAGTTATGCAAAAAGTCAATAACCAAACTAACAAGCTCATCACATCTCTCGCTTGGAGATAGGTAACAATAAAGCCGTAAGTCGCATTTGCAGCAATCCCCAGACATATCTTTGCAGTGCTTGCTGACGGCTTTATTAAATTCCACTGCGTTCATCATTCGCTTTCTCACCTCCCCTCTTCGCCGCTTACTGCTTTTTCTAAGTCTCTGCGAACCCGGAAAGCGTTCGCGTTAGAAAGCAGCACCGCCCGGTCTTCTTTCGGAAGAAGCAGGAGAATTGAAACAAATTCCTTGATTTCTTCCTGTTCATCCGCTGTTATTACATCTTTGATAGCGTCCATTTTCATCACCTCACTTGTTGATTCTAAAACAATTATAAGTCTAGCTAAAACGTTTGTCAAGGGTTAATTTGTTGATTTCTTCAACATTCATGTTGATTTTAATTTTTAAGTGTGATATGATTAAAACGAAGCAGGAAGGAGGTGTAAAGGTGAACGATAGAATAAAGAAAATTCGGAAAGACGCTGGATTGACGCAAGAACAATTTGCCAAAAAGCTTGGAGTTAAACGAAATACTGTTGCTACCTATGAAATGGGGCGAAGCACTCCTATTGATGCAGCAATTACTTCGATATGCCGAGAGTTTGGAGTAAATGAGGATTGGCTGAGGAACGGGAACGAACCAATGTACCTTCCCGCAGGAGATAAGCTTGAAAGATATCTCGCTCAGATTTCAAAAGGCGATGATACTTTTATAAAGGATTTGATAGAGGTCTACATGGAACTCGATGATACGTCAAAAGAAGCACTTCGTAAGATTGCTCGGGCGATGGCAAAAAAATATAAAGAAAGGGAGCAGCCATAAGCTACTCCCGCCCGTCAGATCTCGAAGAACACTTTAACAAATGAATATATCTTTTTTAAAAAGATTTCATTGTTAATTTCATCGATCATATTTTTAATGAGCTGTTTATAATCCATCGTGCATCCCTCCCAAATACGAACATTTGTTTGATTATATATTAGCACAAAGATATATATATTTCAACAGATGCGGGCAGGGAAACGCGATGAAGCGTCAAGCCTGCGCGACAAAAAACGACAGCCAGCGCAGGGTTTGACAGAATGTTACACACGGTTATATCGCTGCGGCGATCAACAAACAAAATATCATATGAGGAGGATAAGAAAATGGCACTTATCAAATGCCCCGAATGCGGGAAAGAATACTCAGAAAAGGCAGCTACATGTCCAAACTGCGGAGCGCCAAACGATTTATTAAATGGGAGCCAGCAGAATTTGAACGACCAGCTCCAGACGAGCGATACCACAAAAAAAACAAACACAGGGTTGAGCATAGCTGCTTTTGTTGTTTCACTTTTTAGTTTAATATTTGCACCTTTATCCATAATCTCGATTATTTTAATTATAATCGACGCTGTTAAGAATAAAAACAAAAAGCGCAAGAAGGGGCTTTGGATTGCCGCACTTGTTATATCAATCATTATGATCATAACTCTTTTTGTTCCGAAATCGGGTAACAACGATGCAGAACAGCACACAGTTGTGCAAGAAAATTCAAATGGCGACGTATCAGAAGGAGCCGATCCAATCGAAACGGAAACTAACATTCCGAAAGAATATATTGAGGTAACTGCGGATGACCTCGTTGATGCTCTGAACAGCAACGCGATGAAAGCACAGAATGATTACCTTGATAAATATCTGCAAATCACTGGAACATTAGGCACAATCGACAGCTCCGGGAAATATATCTCGATTGATTCGGAACAGTTTTCGTTGGCAACAATCCAATGTTACATGACTTCCGAGACACAAAAAGAACTGATTATGAATATGAAAAAGGGCGACCCTATCACAGTAAAAGGATATTGTAAAGATATGGGAGAAATCCTTGGATACCAGATAGATATTGAAGAAATAACAAATTAAAAAATAAAAAGCCCCGATGCTGGTAACACCGGGGCAATCAAGAAAACTATACAGCACATGAGGTGATGGTATGTTTTCCCTCGCAAGAAAAGTATACCACAACCTCCTACACCTGCATAGGTGTATTTTTTGTACCTAAAAGGAGGATTTACTATGGCAACAGCAAAAAAACTCCCGTCTGGATCGTGGAGATGCCGTGTTTACGACTACACAGACGAAAACGGGAAAAAACACTATAAATCATTCACGTCTGACAATCCAAAGCCCGCAGGAAAGAGAGAGGCTGAGGCTGCCGCCGCTGCTTATGCAGTTTCAAAAAAAACTGCTGCTCCGCGTTCCTTAACTTTCCAGGCAGCCCTTGAGGCCTACATCGAAAAAAGGTCTGTCGTGCTGTCCCCTTCCAGCGTCCGGGAATATAAACGCGCCAGGAAAAATTATAAGGACTTGAAAGATATCCGAATAGATGACATAACCCAGGAGGATATCCAGAGGCATGTCAATGCGTTTACCGAAGGGCACTCCCCGAAGAGCGTCCGGGATAACCACGCTCTAATCAGTGCCGTATTAAGGGAGACGCGCCCCGATTTTGCACTGAACACCGTTCTCCCGCAGAAGATTCGACCGCAGCTCTATGTACCGACAGATGATGATATAAAAAAGGTTATGGAGGCAGCCAAAGGGACAGAAATGGAAATCCCAATCCTACTGGCAGCCTTCGGCCCCATGAGGCGCGGGGAAATCTGTGCGCTTGACCGAAGTGATATAGCTGGGACACGCGTCCATGTGCACCGCAACATGGTTCTAGATGAAAACAGAAAGTACATTATCAAATCCCCAAAATCATATGCTGGAGACCGTTTTATAGATTTTCCCTCCTTTATTACGGACCAGATTCCAAAAGGCAACGGCAGAGTGACGGAACTCAACCCGAATATGATCACCCAACGATTTAACCACGTCCTAAAGCATGCTGGAGTGCCGCACTTCCGATTCCACGATTGCCGGCATTACTGCGCGTCTATCATGCACGCAATCGGGGTTCCAGATGCTTATATTATGGAGCGCGGCGGCTGGGGGAATGATGGGACATTAAAAAACGTCTACCGCCATGCGATGGAAGACCAGCGCGAAAAGATGTCAAATAAGACCAACGGTCATTTTGACGCGATGTTCAATTCTCTGTAAGCATGTCATATTTCGTGTCATACTGTTGTTTATTTTAATATTTTAACGTACATATATATACTTTTAATAATATTACTATATATCCAAGAAATGCTTTAAAACCAGCATTCCCAGCAAATAAAGGAATTTCAAAGCATTATGCAAACCAGTTCAAGTCTTGTCACTCCGACTAAAAGAACCTTGATCTCTCAAGGTTCTTTTTGCTTTGTGTCATATTTCGTGTCATACATCATCAAAAAATAAAAAGCTGGGAGGACTTTGCTTGCCCTCTCAGCTTATGTCTTTATTCTGGTTTTCTTTTATTCGCCACTTTTCAAAATCTCCGTTTTTTACTGCTTCTTCCGCTTCAGCAAATAGTAAAAGTTAGATAAAAAAGAAGGGGCAGCTTTTCGGCTGTCCCTAACTTTTAAAATTCATCGATCATCGGGCAATCGTGATGATCCATCTCTTTTAGATCATCTATGCTCACATAGTACTTTATGAGCGCGTATGCAATGTCTCTTTTTCCTGGTGCAGCGTTCAGGTCAAAAGTAAATGGCATCTTCCGGAGCGCATCGTTGTATGCCGCTGAAAAGATCATGTATGCCCGCGTATGTAGTTTTGCCGGTCTCTCGCCGGATTTCTGATTCCGGTAATCCTCTGCGATTCCTTTCCAGCTCAAATCCTCCGGAATCTCTGAAGTAATATATACGCGCTCCGCGTAATCATCAGGGAGTTTTTCTACCTCGATGTATGCATATTTCCGCTGCCCGTTTTTCTCGTATTTAAATACGATATCATCGATATACGGAAGCGCGGTATATTCCACTCCGTTTTCTTTCAAGACATCTTCAAAAGGTCCATCGATGACCTGATATATTACCTCTACACCATAATGATTAAATTTTTCCATTTTTTCTTCTCCTTTTTCATTTTCTTTTTCCAGCCGATCCAGTTCAGCATTATTTGTTATACCTTAAAACTGGATCATAACTCGCGATCCTGTCGATATCTACTATCACAATCTGCCCTTTTATCATCGTAAACCAAATAAGCATTGCACCCTTTATTCTGCGATCAATCCCTTGTTTGCTCTTTAATGGTATAAGCATGTTTTTCCCGACAATTGCGATGTTGCACCCGCGATTAAAAAACCCTTTTAATATGTCGTAAAATAATTTTATCTGTAAACCTTCTTCTTCGTTTACGAGATATATCCGGTTTAAATTACCGGGCTTCTTCGCATTATAAGAGCATCCCATTGGATAACCCTTTCGCTCTTTTTCCTTCAACCATTTTCCTTTCGTCATACCTGATCTGGGCGGCATACTTATAGACTTTTCTCTCCAGTCTTTCATCCCGAGTTCTCTATAAAGTTCCGGAGAATCCATAAGAAAAAATTTTACAATATCCTGATCTTCCTTTTTAATTTTGCGAATATTATTTTTTATAACGTCAGCAAAAAACATATGGTCTCCCGGCGTTTCCAGCTTTTGAAAATATTCGTCTATGTCCGCATCAGTCAACTTTTGTACGTTTCTGCAGAAAAACGTTAAATAATTGTTGCTAAAAACCAGCTTGCTTTTTACCGGTTTCTGCATGGATACAATCCATGAATAATAGTCCATCATACGATATTTCGTATTAAAATAGATCATCCTTTCGTTGCGGATTTCCCTTATTATTTTCCCGCCCGGAGAAACAAATATATAAATTCCGGGACGTGGTTTATATGCTCTCAGCGCAATATCTTCCAGATTTTCAGCGCCTATATCTTCAATGGCTTCCAGCATATCATTTCCCCTTTATATCAACTCAATTTTTGTTATTTTCACAAATGTGTCCAATGGATTCTCTTTCTTCTCTACGATATCAAATTCGTAGTTGATCCACTGGTCATTTGTTATTTTGTGCGAATATGATCCGTAAGAACCAGACTCCTCATCATCCGGTGCTTCGCCCTCTCCGTCCCAGACATCGTTCAGTTCTACAATTTCTCCAACTTCAACCTCTGGAAGATAATCAACTTCAAAATCACCGGTTTCTTTTGCGATTTCGTACGCTTTTTTCACTGTCTCATTCATTTCGAGCTCTCCTTATCTGCTTTCTTGTTTTTACTCAATTTTTGTACCATCTGGGAATTCAAAACCAGAATAGTATTTTGCCCCTATGGCTTTCGCCATATTTTGGAAGTCCTCGTCGGAAAACTTCCCTGTTTTTAAACGTTGGGAAAATGCGGACTGTGATAATCCTATTCGCTTTCCAAGTTCCGTTTTGCTGATTTCAGCCGCGGAGCACGCCATGTTTACTTTTTGCTGGATGGTTAAAATTTTTACCGCCTCCTTATTATTTATTAGGTTTTCCTTATATCTTATTATATAATACTTCTGATTTTTGTCAACATGTATTTGAAACTTTTTTTGATAAAAAAACAGAGCTCATAAGAGCCCTGCTTTTCGGTGTTGTTTTTCTGTATGTCTTTGGTCAGAAAATTTACTCTTTCCGCCACTTTTTTGTTTTCCCGTCCCATTTAAAACCGCGTTCTTTCAGTTCTGCGCGGATGCCATACGTCTGCCCCGAGACAGCTTTAACCTTGTCCCAATTGATACCAAACGTGTCTCCATCCTCTGCGCCAGCATTTAACTTATATGTAAGATACTGCGTTTTATTTGTTTTAGATGTCTTTTCGCGTTTTTCAGGAGTAGCATAGTCAAAAGATAACTCCCCGGTACGATCATCAGCAGATGCCTGCAAAATCTCGTTCTTGTAATAAGACCCGTAATACCCGCGTGATTCTCTATATACTGCTTCTATTTCCCTGGGCTCTGCAGATGGATCGATGATCCCACCTCTATTTTTTTTCGCACTTCCGGCTGCGTTTAAAGCAGATCCGCGCCCACCGAAAAACTGTAAATTTATCACCATGCCGCCACCTCCACAACGTTAAATTTATCGCTAAACGGCTTTATCCTGATTATATCACCTTTGCAATCGTCTGGTACAGACCCATAAAAGATAATCTTATCAGGACATAGCCGCTTCATCATTTCATCATAGCCTGCGGCCGGGAGGACTTTGAATGTTCTCTCGGCCTATATCTTTATTCCAAGATCTTAACCTTATGGACAATCCCATTAATTCCCATCGCCGCAAACTGCTGCCGGATAACCTCTGCCTGCTCGCGTGTCCATACATCAGCTACGGATACTGTGTAAATCACTCCCGGCTCCGCTGCAGGATGCGTCCATTCCGCAGGATCATCATATGCGATATCAAGGTCTGCATCTCCCCTGATACCTGGGATCTCCCCACAGCTCGTGTACTGCCATACAGATATGTCTCCGTCAACATTTGGCTTGTATTTCTGATCCGGCTCGTCATCAAACTGCATCGTTCGATAACCTTTGTAGTATCGAGCCACCCACAGCCGTGTCCCAGCAAACGCGTCAAAGTCAAGCCAGCGCTCCTTATAAACATACAGCCCGATATATAGCCCAAACCCGTACCCTGCCGTTGTGATGACTTCCTGTGCCGCTCTGATGCACTTTGTCAGTTTTTTAATGCCCAACGGATGCAACACATCTTTGTCCTCTACATCCCACCAGACCATTGTTCCGGTAAGCCCGTGAGACTGTAATAATTCTACGACCTGCTGAGCTTCTCCACGCGCCGTTTCCGGCGTGGCTGCGTAGGTGTACTTATATACAGACAATGGTATATTGTGCTTTCGGCAGCCTTCCAGATTTGCAGCAAACTGATGATCTTCCTTGCCCGATCGGCGCACACTGCGCAAGATTGCGAATGCAACTTTTGACGCTGCAACCTGTTCCCAGTCTATGGCACCTTGATTATCTGATACGTCTAACCCTTTCCACATAAGTATTACCTCACCACAAAGTTCTCCCACTTCTTGTATGCGTCTACATACGTTTCCTGCTTGTCCCCATTATATGTGATTTCATAATACATCCCGTCAGAAACAGTTGTGCTCAGCAGCGCCTTGTGATTCTGAAGCGTCTTGCAGTACCAGACCACATATACATCATCCTGTGCAATCTGCTTCTGGTCGGTTTTGTCCGCATGACTGTTGAAATAGTCAACGACAATCTGTTTGCTCTTTTCCAAAAATTCTTTGCTTCCCATACTTTCAATCCTCCGTATAATCTTCAATCACAGCAATTCCGTACTCAATGGCGCAAGTATTTTCGATGCGACATCCTCTTGCGTTTTCCCAGCCTTTTGCAAAATATGCAATGTCTGCCGTAGAAAGCAATTCCAAAGATTTTCCCAAAAACCACAGAGGTCTCGCATCCGCAGGAGCGCTCTGGAAAAATGAATCAATAACCTCTATTTCTTCGCTCTCTGCAAAATTTCTCTTTGCGCTGGCAATTGCTTTTTCCCTCTCTTTTAAAATTTCCTCATCTGTTTTGCCTTTCATCGGCTGTGAAATAAAAAGTTTTTTCATATTCTGGTCTCCTTATTATTTTATGAGGGCGACCAAAGCCGCCCCAGAATCACGCTTAACCCTGCGCGGGAGATAATCGGATCACCTTATCCTTCCTTGTCTGCTTCAATAGCTGCCGCATCTGTCAAACCCTCGCCGATGACATAGCCGATAACCGTAGCACCAGCCATGATCAGCGCAGAGATCTGTGTGGCTTCATTTTCCGTCCCTCCGCAAGCCACAATCATCAGCGTCACAAATGATGCCACGCTCATCCAAAGCTTTCTGCTTGTCAGTTTTCGCATCCAATCAATCTTTTTCATTGTCATACCTCCTTAATTTTGTATATGCTTCCATCCGGATATTTGATGTCTAGAGCTAACACCTCCGGCTGCAGCTTTTCATGATAAATGTCATCCCCGCCGGCAGCTTCGTACACATTCCCCAGCTCTCGGAAGGTCTTTAATCCGTCCGGCGTCACATATCTCTGTGATGTAAATTCCTTATGTAGCCGCCACAGAGTTGTACGTAGCGAAGCAATCGTGCGTTCGTTGTCCTTCTGGATGTACTCTTCCAGCATCCGAGTTATATTCTTTACATCCTGCTTCAATTCAATCTGTTTTTCGTACAAATCGTCCTGCCTTCTGGCAAGATTGTCCCTGATCGTAATAGATTGCTGGTGGTACTCCTCTTGCTTTGACACGACTCCACTTTGCAGCTCCTCGATATGTGAATAGACTGCTGCGATCTCCTTTTCACGCTGTTTCCGGAAAAGATTCTTTTTCTTTACCAACCCCAGTGCGTCAAGGACCTTATTCCAGCTTTCCACGATAGTCGGGATAAACATAAACACACCAGCGATCACAACCGCTATCGTCCCCCACCCAACATTTTCCGCCTTTTCTATCAGTTCAATAAGCATTTCCTACGCCTTTCTCATTCGCTGGCTTCTTTCCATACACTATCCGTTCCTACGGCTCCCGGCTCCCATACATTATTGTCGACCAGAGATTCCCAGACCTTACTATTGTGTTTTACCTTATCGCCTTTTTTATATCCGTTTGTGCTTCCCGGCTGCTCCCAGTCCGGTGTTACGTTCGGGTCTGGGATAAGAACTTTTGCGAACAGGGACGGTGCCGCCTCCGGAGTCCACTGCTCCTGTTTATCGTGGTCAGACAGGACATTGTACAGCACTTTATTATAAGTGCACCGCCGCCCTTTTGTCAGATGTGTTCCGGCCTCCAGCGCTTCCCATTCAGGGTACAATGACGGCACGCGTAAAGCTTGTGCATCCGTGTTGTCCGCAGCGCTGAATTTAGCCTGCTCTAGCATTGCCAGGAGATTTTCTTTCGCTTTTTCCGTAAACATATCATTCGCCCTCCAAAATTCCGTTAACTTCATTGATGCCGGACGTGATGCTAGACACATCGTTTTCCAGTTTTGCGACTTTATCAGTCAGTCCCTCCGGCAGCCCTGCTTCTTCAGCTTTTTCCATATGCACCGTACATACAGCCACATGGGATTCCACAAACCCGCTTTCTGTGGTTGCGTCCTCCTGCTCGTAATTGATGGATGCTATCACGTCAGGCGTATATTCCAAACTCACGAATTTTTTGAACCCAGCATATCCGCATATCAGGTCTGTCCCAACATAATATCGCATCACAGCCGTGTTTTCAGAATTGGAAAACGTGTCGATGATGCTTTTTACATCGCTGCTTTTTATAGAGATTTGCAAGAATTTCCCGCTTTGGGTAATTCCATCAATCTCCAGTTCTTTGCCAGATTTAAACACGATTTTTTTCATATTCTTACCTCTTTTCTGTTAGTATTTTAGGTTTTTTCTACATATCCCCGTAAAAATACACTGTGCCGGTTAATCCTACCCCTCTGTTTTCCACAGAGTTTGCTGGTCCGTTCACAGAATTACTGCCTGCACATCCGGTAATTGTGATAGTCCCACTTGATGCATCATAGCTCAAGGTAGGCGAACAAGTGGCAACAGGATCATAAGCTGCCCTACCTCCATAGTCGCTATCTCTATGTGAGCTCGATGTTTTGGCATTTGTAACTACAAAAGCAAAGTCCTCTGCAGTCAGTTTTTCATAGCCGGATATATGGGCAACAGAAAACGATCCATTTCCAACCCCTGATTTAATAACATGCCGATCTGTCTTACCCAATTTTTTTGTTACTGTATCAGCACCAGTGGAGTATGTGATATAAACCCCGTCCTCTCTAGCGTCCATGCCTTTGATCGCACCATTGTCGTTGAGTGAATCAATATTGGTCTTTGCCTTCGCAAATCCGTCCGCGATTCGCTGCTCGAGGTCGTTCATGTTTTTAGTGTTAAACGCATCGCCCTCCTGCGATACCTGTCCCTCACTGCGGGAAACGTCATATGTTGTTGATTCTCCGTTTGCAACGTTTCTCAGAAGCCTACGTCCTGCAAATTCCACAAGGCGGGCTTTCCATTCTTTCGGAGTAAACCACGTTTCTGCCATTATAAAATTCCTATTCCTTCCCCGGCGTAGATTTCATCGCCGCAATAATAATAACTGCCCACAACTCGATCATAGACATATTTGACATCGTGTAAGATCTTTTCTATGGCGTTCCATTTTTGATAAGTAATCAGCGGCGGGTCTGGTGTGGCAGGGGTATCTTTCAAAGCACTCCACGCTTCACGGATCCGCTGCACGTTGTCGCAGATCCGTTTAAAATCACTTACTCGCGGAATCTGATTCGCCCCCCATGTCTTCACCGTCACGCTTACCGCCAAAGTTTCAGCGATCTCACGGATGTTACTTTCGATCCGGTTCAAATCCGCTACATTCAACGCTCCCTTCATTCCGGCAGCCCATTCCATTTTTTCTTCTTCGGAGATTGTCCCTGCAGCGTATTTATCATTCAAAACCTTTACCCGTTCAACGTCCGCCTGCGTTCGGTCATACACCCATTCCATCAGAAAATCCCTACCTCCTCATCAGCATACAGCTCGCCGGAATAATACTCTTCTGATGTTATTTTATAATATCCGCGGCATTTTGCCGTACCCACAAATCCACCCGTAAGGTCAACACTAAGGGATTCTATACAGGCGACAAAATTTCCGTGCATTTTCAAGGTATTTTCAACCTCCGCCCAGTCCCCTGCTTTTTCCTCTGCGGACAAATGACGTGTCTGGATGATCTGCTGGAGTTGGTAATAATCCAGGATATTGTCAGCAACCTTCTGTGCGCTTTCGTAATTCAAAAGCGTTCCGGAAAATGTTTTCGTGTTCCGCACTTCACCGGACTTTATATGCTCGATTCTGGACAGTGTAGCCAGCTCTGTACCAACATATTTGTGCCCCATGATCGTGACCTCTGCACGGGCGTTTCCCGCGATTTCCAGCACAACATAGTACGGCATTTGTTTGACAATCCTCCCCGCAGATGCGCTCATGTTCACTGCCGGGCTTGTGAGCTGAATTGTATGTATCCCCGGATCGTATGTGCCTTTCGTAATCTCGCTTTCCGCCGCGTCCAACACCCACGTTTTATATTTTACGCTTACGTCTGACACATAAGGATCTGCCTTTAACGTCGTGGAAAATTTCCGGCTGCGCGGAATCGTTGTCGATATTTTTCTGGTCGATTTTCGTATTTCGATTCCAGACCGGCGGGATGTGTTCATAATCGCAGCGCAAGCGAACAATACCTCACGCAGAGCTTTTTGACAGGTCTGGATTTTAAGCGTGCCATACAGCGGCGTTTGCGCCACCTCTTCCTCAACCGTATAATCTTCAATCCCTGCCGCTGTCATAATCTCTTCGATCACACTTCCCGCCGTTTCTCCGTCGTATATCCGCCCGTCTTTAAAATCCACATTAGCAAGCATCCCTTTGTAGTCAATCGCCGATATTTGTGTGACGTTTTTTGCGGTACTGTTAGATTCCATGAAAAACACGCCCAGCGGCATCTTCACGCCGTCAACGATTTCATAGGGTAACATTCTCTGCTTTTTCTGCAATGTTTTGTGCAACCCGTCGATTTTGCCAATATTAAAATCATCATCAGGGTCAGCAAAGTCAAACGTAAGCTTGTCCGTCTTGACCTGATTACTGATAGGGTCTGTGTCATTTACAAGCTTCGCGCTTTTTATAACATCCGGCCCCCAGATAAACGTTGTGCCATACTCGAGATAGTTTAACTTTACATTGTGCCACGGTAGGGCACGTACAAATCGGATTTCAATGCGTCCATATTCCTCCACCTGGTTTTCGGCAAAATAATTTAGTTTGTCCGGAAAGAAACGTTTTTGCGATTTATATGTACCGCCGAGGTCGTACCATGTCACTTCCATCTCCAGCGGGAATGTTTCCGAAAAATGAAAAGTCAGCCCGATAGAAGTATGATTTTCGGTAAAATCTATTCTGATTACAGGCTGTTTTGTGAAAATTCCATCTGCGCCCGCTTGCACATCCGAAAAAAATGGGATGTCCGTCGGCGTGTCTGGCATTTCGCTAAGACTCCCATCCAACACGAAAAAATTATGTTCCAGTGTAGCGTATTTTGGTGGGCTGCCTTTTGACTTAAACAGCCCCATATCCCCAAAAGCAGCATTGCTCTCTGTGCTTTCTTTTGCATCAGGCAGAGCAGTCGTGTCATACAGATTGTATTCGACATAAAATTCTGTTTTCATCATGGTCTCCTTGCCGGTTCTTTCGCCGTAAACTTGCAGGTAAACCCTTTATAATCAGCGCTATCCTGTGTTATCTTCTCGTATTCATCAGAGACGCTGGATATATAAGCTGTGTATTCGTAATAACCAGGATCTGACGGCAGCGAAATAATATGGAATGGGACGGGCTCTGTAACCTTATCCCAGAAACGTTTATATACGCCATCCGGGAACGAGCTGCTCTTCCCGACCGACATTGTGTAGTTAAAATACACGCCTATCAATTCACGCTGGAGCTCTCCCGTTTCAACTCTTTCGGCGAATTTGTCGAGGAAATCCGCGTTTCTTTTTATGGACACGATGGGGATGTTAAAATACTCCCCATCTATGTATATGCCGCGTGTAAAAATCATCCTCCGATCACCTCCAGATCATATCCTTGCCTGCTTGCTTCCGATAAGAAATCCTGCAGTGTAGCTTGCGCCAGATCTACCCCGTTTACCTGCAAGACAATTTTCGCCGTTCTAAATCCGCCGCCGCTCTCTGCCATTACCTCCGATACGGCTTGTTTGATTGTGCCTATCGGTGCTTCGATGTTGGTCTGCCCTGCCCGCTGGTCGCCCAGAATCGCCAAGAACGGGTTGCCGCCACGGATTACCGAGCCAGATGCAAGCGCCGGGATATCTCGCAGGGTACGAGATGCAAAGCTTTCGTTTATGGCATACGGCTGCGTGGACATTGTTCGCGGCTTCGATGATCCGCCACCAGTAAATGCGTTTTTGATACCGCTGCCGATGTTCTTGATTTCCTCTATAACGCCTGCAATCATGTCGCTAACCCATGTAAAGAAGCCGGACAAGAACGCCTTTATAGAATCCACGACGCCTTCTACTTTGGTTTTAAAAATCATGAAGATTTCCTGCGCGGTATTCCATGCGCCCTTCCAGTCTCCATCAATTAGCTTTCGGATAATCTTAAACACCTGTTCAAGTGTTTTTCTTAAAAATTCGCTTAGCTCGTTAATACTTTGCCAGAAAAACGCAAAGATTTCCTTTGCATTTTCCCATCCTTCCGCCCAAGGACGGAGAACGAACGTGTCCAGAAACGCCATAAAGTTAGTAAAGCCGTCAATGATAAGTTGCACGCCTTGCAGCAGGATATCCACAAGCAAGTTAAACACCTCCACAAGGAGGATTCCAACATAATTGATGATCCAGTCCAATATGGGCTGAATAATCGTTTCCCACGTGGATTGTAAAAGGGATGTAATATGCCCAACCACACTTGACACAACAGCCACCAGCGGGACAAAATGGTCATTCATCAGAGAGGACATTTTTTCAGCAATCCTGTCAATTGTAGGCTGTATATATTGTTCCCAGGCATTCATAAAATTTGTAATAATACTGCTTATACCGTTTGCAAAACTGTCTACAAACGGCTTCACGTATTTATCATACGTTCTATTTATGTACGCAAAGCAGTCATCAAACGTTTGTTTAAGCCCTTCGAGGTATGTTGCTGTGCTCCCAAAAAGGCCTTCAAACGCGTGTTCCAATATCCCTGCGTTATCGGTAAATGGCTGTACGATGACCTCCAACAGGTCTCGTCCGATCTTTGCCGCCAGCTCAGACATTCCTCCCATAGCACTGAAAAAACTGCCAAACATAGCGGTTGCCATCCGAATACCGTTTTCACTTGCAAGTGCTTCAAATACTTTAGCGATTCCGACAAAAAGATTCTCAAGCAGCTGATTGATTTCTGTACCAATATCAAACATTTGGATTAACCACTGCTTTATCTTATCCGTATCGTTTTCCAGATATTGACCAAATCCGCCAATAAAAAAGGCTGCCAAACTTAAGCCTACACTCGCGATCATTCCTGCAAAGCTGCCAAGCATCTCCACGAGAGACATCACCCATCTGTCTGCAGCCCCCAGTACATCCGGATCTGTCCAGATGTCAATCATGGCTGTTTTGATCTGTTCCAATCCCTTCCGGATTGTTTCGAGCCTGTCCGTAGGATCCCCAAGTGCTTTAAAAAAGCCATCTGCGAACGCGTCACGCATCTTTTCGAGATATTCCAAAATGGGTGACAGCTTTTCTTTTATACCGTCTAGCCAGTCAATTAATTTTGAATCAACCGGTACTTCTTCGAACATGTCTTTCGGCTGCGTTCCGCCTCCACCGCCGCCGGAATCATCCTGCTTTTGCAGCACATCCAGGTCATCAAACTTTGCCAAAGCTCCGGCTGCCTTTTTTGCCGCCGCTGCTGTTCCATTCAGGGAATCGTTATAGGAATCCTGTATCTTTTTCGCTCGGATGAACGTGCTTTTCCCGCCAAGGATGGCAATAAACTGCGCCACATATGTTATTGCCCGAGCTATTCCGTTTATAAGCGCATTGAGATACGGAATTACCATCTGGACAATTGGCGCAAAGGCAGCAGCAAACGCATTCCCAAGTGTAGCCAGTGAATTTTTTAGAGACTGAAATGAATTTGCCAACGGAGCAGAATACTTTGCAAGGTTTGAAAACCCCTTTTGCATTCCTGCTACCATTGCATTAAATGCTTTTGTAATCCAGTTGAATATCAACAGCGATAATGCGATTCCTTTCAGCCTTGACGCAAAGGTGCCGAACAGCCCCGCGCTTTTTTTCGCGCCGGACGAAGCTGTTTTAAATGCTTTATCGGCAGAACGCTTCATCCGATCGAATTCTTTTTTGATGGGCTTCTGCTTCGCGTTAAGTTCTGCCAGCCTGCGCTTTGAAACATCTATGTTCCCAGCAAGCTGTGACGCCTTTACAGACATCTTCTGAAATTCTTCTGTATCTTTTGGGGATACAAACGCGTTACCGGATGCTTTCTCCGCGTTTATTTTTTCCTTGATTTCATCTACTTTTTGAGCCGCTTCATCCAGTTGAGCCTTGTCCACCTTCGGGGTATACGCCTTTCCACTGTTCTCCATCTGCTGAAGCTTTTCTTTCAGATCATCTACACGGTCGGATGCGGCTGCAACCTGTTCATTTAGTACGTCCCATGCGCCGCCGGTTTGAGGTACCCCCATGTTTTCCCAGTCTGTCTGACGTGCTACAAGCTTAGACAGCTCTCCTTGCGCCGCAACGAGGTCTTTCTGTAAAGCTTTATACTCAGACGTTGCCGCCCCCTTTTGTGACATACGGGCCTGCAGTTTTGAATACTCGGATTCTGCCTTTTCTAACTCTCTTTGTAATTCTGCAAATTTTTCTGTCGGGATTTTCTTTTGCGAAAATTCTTCCATTTTGCGATTGAGAGAATCTAAAGCCGCGCTGTCTTTTTTTATGGCATTAGACACGCGCATCATCTGGCTGTTTAAATCTTTTGTTTCAATTTTTGTGTTTATCCGTATCGAACCGTCATATTTCGGCATATCAGCCTCCTACCTTGATCCATTTCATAAAAGCGTCAACGTCTTCCTGTTCCTCTTCTGTCAGTTCCTCTTCCCGCTCTATTGCAAATATGCGTTTCTGCTCCATCAATGCCTGTTTTGCGCGCGTGTCCATCTTAGGATCTATCTTCTGCTGCCGGATGGCTATGACGTTCGTGTATGCGCATTCACCGAGCGTGGACAGCAGTCCCATGAACGCCCAGTAGTGCATATCAGACCGGTTCAGGTCGATTCCGTACTTCTCCAGAAATGCTGAATAGATGCGCCACTGGTCTATGTCAAAATCTGTTACCGGAACTTTGTCCTCATCCTTCGGGCGGTTGTCGGTATACCACCCGCTCAGAAACCACCTAAGGCCATCCACGGCAGTTTTTAAATCGGGTAAAGAAGAAGGGCTGCCGTCCCCATCCTCTGACGGATACAGCAGCCCCAGCGCTACAGCCAACCTTTCATCGTCTGACAGGTCCGGATCTTGCAAAGCCTGTGAAATCTGGATCCCTGTCTGGAAGGCTTCGTCTATGCGGAAACCCTCATATTCTGTTGGGAATTTATCAAGCAGCACATTCCACATTTAATTGCTTCGCGCCCCTTTCCTGTTCGGGCTGTATTTGCTTGTGATTTTCTGATTTCGTTCAGTGGCGAAGCCCTGAAGAATCGGTATGATCTGGTCTAAAAAGTCCGCGATAAGCTCCATTCCCGGGGATTCCACGTCAGGGAACACCTTTTTGCAACACCCGCTCCCAAACAGAGAATCCAACTCAGCGCAGGCCTCTTTGCATAAAGCGTCATACGCTCCGAAGCGTTCCGTGAAATCACCGGAAGAATCATTAGCAATCCTATCGGCTTCCTCGTTTTTTGCATTCAGCCATGCCACAAAATCGTCAAAACGCTTAAAAAAACTGTTGTCAGAGATGTTGACCGCAATATAATCGCCGTTGTCGTTGACCTCAATGCGTTTGACGCCACTGTCTACTCGTAAACTTGCTGCTCCCATCTTGTCCTCCTTATTCCGTTAAAGCCCTGTCAGACGCGGGCGTCGCCGTGAATTTTCTTGTGGTTACGTTAAACGTTCCAGCTTCTCCGTCACCTCTGCCACCCAGAGTCAGTGTATCTGTCACGTTTGACCCTGCATCGCCACCTGTGCCACCTACACTCACAACGCAGCGACGGCGGACTGCCGGATATTCAGGTCCAGCGCCGGAAACTCTCACGCGGACATAGGATGTTATGGCATCAGCTCCGACGGGCAGCGTGTCTATCATCTTGTTAAACCAGTCTGTAAGATCCTGATCCTCTTCGTCTACGTTCTGCCTTTCAACTTCGATGGACGGCGTATAGGATTTAAGGTCCGTAGACCCGTTTTCCTGATTGATGTACTGTACCGTCTCCGTCTCGGGGTTCATTTCCTCCGTTAAAGAGGTAATACCCGTTCCCAGAAGCCGGTAGTCTGCCGCTGTCCCCTCAGAGGTCGTGTCCATTTTTACATCGACAAAATGTCTCAACAAATGTCTTTTCATTGCTTTTTTCCTTTCTTAAATTTCAGGCTCGATAACATTTTTATAAAAAACCGTAACCGGTAGAACCCAGTCCTGCACGCCATTCTCCTGCGGCTGTGTCCCATATGCGTTCCCGCGTGTTACCCGCTCAACCCTCCGCCCTGCGGTCAGATCTGGGTATATCGCTTTTTCGTACTCTTTCCCTTCAATCCCGGAGGGTTCGTGGCAAAGCCAGCGACCCAGCGTATCCAGGAATTCCAGAATAGTAATTTTCTGTCGTTCCCTTGCTCCCGTGGTCGAACGGTATACTACAAAGCAGGGATACCGGCATTCCTGATATATCCGCCCGAGTATATCTTCTTTTTCTGTATACACCAGCGCCCCGGAATCATTGGAAAACGCAATGCCATCCTCAGACCCGAGCTCTTCGAATTTAATTACTTCATCCGGATACAGCCCCGGAAACTGGTTAAGCAGCGACTTCATTGCCGCCGTCAAAACATCATAGCCGGTAGCATCATTCCCGATAGGTTCAGCCATTTTCCTCCACCTACTTCCCTAAGATTTCAAAATGCGGAATTATCGCATATGGTCCGCCCACTGACGATATAAGATAAACAAAATCCTTTTCGGTATTCATAAACGCGTAAAACCCTTCATATCGCCTGTCCGTATAATCTGCATCGTTCACAGGACTGTCCCCGTCCCATGCTCCTACCATAAAAAAATCTGTAGACGGATTAAATGTAATGCTGTCGGGCAACAAATCGTTGACCTGTCTGTTCCATTCCTTCGGCGGAAGCCACGGCAATTCTTTTCCGACGGTATCAACAATAATTTTTCTCCCGTTCTTGACCCCGAACGGGATATGTAACTGTGCGTTATCTGTACTGTCTGGACCGTACAGCTTCATAATCTGCCCCCGGTCAGTCTCCAGATGCACGCCGGAAAGCACATGAGGATACCAGATGGCGGCGGTGCTGGATTCGTAAAAATTGAATATTGTCACTATCGCATCATTCATCGGTATCCCTCATTTCACAAAGAGCTTCGTTAAATTTATCCGTAAACGCCCGGATTCTCACGATATTTCCCATGCATTCCTCTGGCACAGAACCGTAAAAGATGATCGTCTCCGGCTGCAACCGCCTCACCATTTCTTCATACCCTGCCAAAAACAGCGCCTTTTTTTCCTTGCTGTTCATGCAGCCAACAGAAGATACCGCCACAGCAGCACACTCTGGATCTCCGTCAAAGCACCAGCCATATGAATCCGACGTGCTCCATGAGATCGTCGGGATAACTTGTATTCCCGCCTCCTGCATATACGCCGCACACCAGTGTTTCCTGTAGTGGTTGTATATCTGCATGGCCTTAGGAAAATCCGTATAAGTAGAGAAATCTGGAGACATTACATAGCGGAATCTTTGAAGCATCGGGATATACCGGTCTATGTTTGTCCACAGGCGGCAAAACTGGTAATCATCCAAAAAGAAATGAACGCCTTTTTCAGATGGATTTTTGCAAGATTTTGCATAATTAAATCCGATCCAGTCACAACCGCCTTCATAAGTCACAGGGGATATTTCCGGTATGTCATACTCTCCAACGCCGTCAAATATCCTGCGTTCCAGATTGTCGTAACTGCGACTGGTTCGATATCCCATTCCTACTCGCCTTTCTTAAATCTGCTCCATAATTCTGCAAACTTCTCCCATCCGTACATCGCCACGAAAGCAACTAAAAATCCCGCCAGAATAGCCGCCAGAATCATGTACCAAATAATAGTCTGCTGGATGTACTGCATATATGCTACAAACGCGGTCACTGTAATCCCGATGGACAGGACAAGCACGAGGATATCCGTAGGGATTTTTGCAAGCACGCCTACACCCTTAAATACCTGTGTGATGACCGACACGATAAACGCTAATGCGCCGATAACCGCCAAAATTGCGGTCATATTTGTAAACAACATCTCCATATCTACCTCGTTCCTGCGTACAACAACGGTACGCCATCATCATTTTTCACTCCTGCTAGATAAAGCATTGCCGCATCTGCCAAAAGCTTGTTCGTCTCCTGTGCATCCCCGGCCGCCTGGTAGACCGCGCTCCATGCCTTTGCGCCGTTTGCCATTTCAGACGGGGAGGCGTAGGAAACTGATTCAGAACCGGCAGACTTGGAAGTAATTACTCCCGAAGTAACACCGCCAGCCCCGCCGGAAGATGTCCCCCCGGCGGAATACAGCGCTTGCTTCTCTGCCAAATCCAGTTGATATAATTTGTCACAGACCGCGCACACGGCCTTCTGTACCTTTGTCGCCGCCCTTTCATCAGACGGTAAGCCGTCAGCCAATCGGTCAAAGGTTATTGTGTCCAAAAAGTCACTGGCACGGTCTGCGATACGGTCAAATTCATCCGACGGGATGACATTCCCGTGATAGGTCTGTTCATAAAATGTAAATGTGGTGTATGCCATCTCGTCAGCCTCCTTATCTCTTACTCTTCCGTCTTGTTTCCCCCGAAAGCGGTTCGCCGTCAGTATTTAGGGGTGTACTGGCGGCCATTAACCCCCCGCGTTTACGGTAATCTTCGCAATGGCATCCAGGTATTCCGCGAACAGCACAAGGCCGGTGATCGCAAACGCCTCCGACACGGCGGTGTTGTAGTTGCCCTGTGTGTGGAAACCGATCAGATTGGTCTCGCCACTGGTGGTGTACACAAGGCCGGCTTTTGCAAAATCGCTGTCGTTGGGGTCGATGTAATACATAACGATGTTTTCCACCGGTGTAGCGATTACCGTATCAGCCGGGATCTCGCTGTCAGAAAGGAGGAAAATTGTATTGAACCCCATAAAATCCTTCAGGTACTGGAAGCCGAACTGATTCTGGATGGTGATGTTCGCTGCTCCGAGATACTTGTACACATCAAGGATGTTCACAAATCCGACAACCCCGGTGATGTTCCGGTGCATCTGCTTAAACTTGTTCTCAACCTTGCCCTTTGCCATCGCAAGCGCCATCTGGAAGGTTGTTTCCTCGGACGTGAGCGTTCCGGTTTTCAGATAGTCGTAAAACTTCTTTGTCACGCCCGCCTGAAGCTGATAGAGGAACTCGTCGTCAGTCATCTGGACAGCGTTGTCATAACCGTGGTCTTTGATTGCTTCAATCGAAACGGCCTTCGCGTACTTCTCGATGGTCATTTCCTGATACTTCTTTTCCTTTACGGTAAATTTGCTATACGGGATATCCTCGCCTTCGCCTACTGCACCATCCTCGAGCGTCCCCTCCGCGTATTTACTTTTCAGCACTGCGCCGGGCTGCTTCTTGATGGGGCGCATAATCCCCAAGATTTCCCGCAGATGCTGCCAGTTGCGTTCAAAACGCGTAACAAAGTCCAGCTCTCTGGCTGTTACCTGTATATCTGTTGTTCCGATTATATTGGCCTTTGCCCCCATAATTGCCCTCCTGCTTTAATTAAATAAACTCATGTTCGCAGCAATTGCAGCCTGACGCTCAGAAGCATCCTTGATGCTCATAATCTGGTCTTTCGTCAGCGCGCCGCCCTGCCCCTGCTTGTTTGTCGGCTGTGTAAAGCGTGCCTGATTCTGCTGTGCTTTCTGCTGCTCATCGTCAACAAATGCCGAAGCGTCCTTTTCCTTCATCTGGGTTATGAGGTCATTCAGTCCGAGGATTTCCCCGTCTTTCAGCTTTAATCCGGCCTCCTTGACTTCTGCCATAATTGCGCGTTTAGCCGCTTCGCTTGAGAATTTAATCCCTTCAAACTCCGTCTTTAGAGCGTCCGAAAAATCTCTCTCATACAGTTGCGCCTGTGCGTTTTTCTCGGCATCCTCTGCCTTTTTCTTCCAATCGGCCAAATCCCTCTGCATTGTTTCAAGGTCAACGCCCTCGAAGCCTTTCAGTGTGCTTTCTGCCGTCTCAGCTTTTCCTTTCCACGTGTCCCGGTCAGTCTCAGCCTTTCCCAGCTTCTTTTCATGTTCAGCTTTCGTGACGTAATTTTCCGCCACCTTTTTCGTAAGGCTTTCCTTTTTGTCCGCCGAGACCTCAATTCCCAGCTCTGTCAAAATTGCTTCAATATTTTGCATCTTTATCCTCCTAAACGTGATTGATTAACCGCCCGTCAGCGGTATGGATTAAGCCCGATAAACCACGGGCGGGGTAGTTGTGGGAAGGGGAATTGAACCCATGACACACGGCTTATAAGGCCGCTGCTCTACCTCCTGAGCTATCCCACAAAGCGCCCGGGGTAGCGAACCGGGCGAAAAGCGTAATGATCGGCGCTGTCTAAACAATGCACCTATACCGTGCGCCGGGGCTTGAACCCGGCTGCTTCCATGCACGGTGGCAAAAACAAAGAAAGATGGGATGGATTTTCCTGCAATTACGATTTACAGGATTGCACACAGACGGAGTCGAACCGCATTTTCAACCTTCCCGCAAGGCTGTGTGCTGTAAAGGAGGAAATACAAATACAAAAAAGAGCCAGCAATCTGTAAGAAATCCTTACAAATCACTGGCTCTGCGTCTGGCGTCTGGCACTTAACGGGCGATAGGTTCTACTTTCCCGTTTTCAATATTCACGAGGCTGGTCATTTTGCATTTTGGACAAAACACCGGAAGATTATGCGCTGTCGTATCCTTGCGGAATGCTGACCGCGTTTTGCTATTACAGACAGGACAGTATACCCTTTTGATATCCATGATTATCATTCCTTTCCATAGCCTTTAATACATTTTACCAAACAAAAAAAGCTATGGCGTACCCATGTTTAAAGCAAAAGCGGCAGGTTTACCCGCCGCCTTTACTCACATCATCTTTCGTAATTTTTCGATATACCGCGAAATGGTCTCCCGTTCTTCTCGGCAGTCCGCATCCTTTGACAGATCTCCAAGCTCTTCTGTTAGCGCATCCATGTGCTCTTCCAGAGCGGCCAGCATACGCCGCTTGCAATCCTCAGACTTGCCGTTGCGATAAGACTGCTTGTTTTCCATGTAATCATCATAAGGGTCATTGTTTCCGTTTCCACGGCTATAGTGCCCCTTTACATAGTGCTCCCCACGTCGCGCATAGGATGATCCATCGTCATAGGCCGTCATGCTCATTCCATCATCCCTGCTGTATCTCCCACGGCTGTCGCGTTTCCGCCTCTCGCTGTGGTCTCCTGCCTGGCTATATCCGCCTTCCATTTCGTCGAGAACGGCGTTATAATAGCCCTCTTTGCACTTCCAGTATTCCACATTTTCCATGTCTTTCAGCATGTCGATAAGCTTGTATGCAGTTTCAAGGTTTCCGGTGTTCAGACCTTTTTCCGCGATTTTATCCAGCTCTTCCCGGATGTTCTGCATCAATTTGTAACTCATGGTCTGCCCTCCTTAACCGCAAACCCGAACAGCTGTTATGTTCGGATTGTCTACTAACACAGGAATTGTCCCTGCGTTTTTGATGGAAACGTTTTCACAGCATCCACAGAACACATCGACGTATGTCTGGGACGATGCGTTAAAATACTGCTCTACTGCCGCAGGGGTGGCACGCATCACCGTGCCGCCGAGAATTTCCCCATCTCTGGCAATTCCCAGCGCCACTTCTCCTACCGTTTCCCCAGTCGGTACTGCGACGTTCCCGGAAAATGTGATCAGATATCTACCGGGCTTTACAAGCGTTATCTGCGCGCTTCCAGCCCTGTGTCTTTCTGCGCATCCGCCCTTTGTTGCCACTGCCGAAAACGGGATGGACTGCCCTACTGGGACCGTGACCGGCGTTGTGTTTACTAACTCAATCATTTTATTCTCCCTTCATTTCAAAAGGGGCAGACGTTCTCAGCCTGCCCCTTTTTGTGAATAACGGCATCAGCCGAACATCATGGCAAAATGCCACGAAGATACTCCGTCTGAAGTTTTAACATCCGCATCCCGTGTTGCCTCCGTAGCCACATCCGGTGCCAAAGCTAAAGCCTGTCGGGTTTACGATGGACGTGTACGGGGACATGACCGGATAAGACGGCACGGGTGTAGGTCTCAAAGCATTTAAGATGCTGTTTGTCTGTGCGTTGTTAGACAGCTGGAGCTGTGCGGACTGTAACTCGGTCTGCAAAGACTGTATCTTGTCCTGTGTAAACAGGTCGATGATGCGCTGTGTTCCGGCGTTCTGCGCGTCAATTACATCGCGGAATCCGTTGTTTACGGTATTCTGTAGGATGTTTGTCTGGGCTGCCATGTTGTAGTTTACGCCAGCAATAGCCTCACGGGTATCGCAGCAGCATTGCTGCATCTGATAACCCAGATTTGACAGGTTGGCGTTTACGCCAGCAAGGCCGTTGCAAAGCTGGCCGGAAAGGTTCTGGATCCCGTTTTCGATTCCCTGCGTGGAAAGCGCTGCGTCGATATCGGCACGGGTTGCATAACCCTGAAATGCAGGAGAATTTGCTCCTCCACCATTTCCGCCCCAGCCGCCGAAGCCGCCCCAGCCAAACATACCGAAAATCAGGAAAAGGATAATCCATGCACCCCAATCTCCGCCGAAGCCGTCATTTTTTCCTGTGCCGCCGGTTAATACGGCAACATCAGAAGCGGTTAAACCGTCTGTCATAGTAATTATCTCCTTCGATAATGTATTTACAAAACCGTGTGCACCCGGTTGTGTACTATTTAAAAAAGCCTTTAAACATTCCCTGCATCTGTTGTGCCATCTGCTGGGCTTGATTTAACTGTTGCTGGTTTATTTTGCCAGACTGTAAAAGTTTATTGATTTCCTCCTGTGGATTCCTGCCCTCCATCTCTTTCCGGAATCGTTGGAACTGTTCCAGCATTCCAGACATCCTGTTACCGTTCAGGGCCTCAAACAAGGGATTCGCCATGCCTGCCTCCTTCTGGCTTTGTTGCCGTTTCGAGATAACTATACAGCTCTTCGTATTTGCTTCTCAAATCGTCGTATTCTTTTCGAGTGACGTATTTATCATCTAAGTTTACTTCCGCCTGTTTCTGCTGATCTTGCGTGCCAACAGTGACCTCTTTGTAAGCAAAGGTTCGGAGAGCCGGCATCCCGGCGGCATCGGTAGTCTTTATATAAAAATTAGAGTTTTCGGAATCCATCAAAAGGACGCTTGTATTTGGAGCGACAAGATAAGATTTAGCTCCAGCCTCGCCCTGCACCCACAGGATCCCCTGATTTACCTGCTGTGGCTGCTGATACTGAGCCTGCATCTGTGCCAGCCTGTCCATCTGCGGCTGTAGCGGATTTACTTGTCCATATTGATACGGATTATAGCCATATCCTTGATAGGGTAATGCCATGCCTGCGCCTCCTATGACTAATTCAATAACTTTCTATAGCTAAATTATGGCATAAAAAATAAGCCTCTGACAGTTCATCAAAGGCTTACAAAAGTATCAAATTAGCATACCCGTATTATCTTTTTGTTTATTCGCTTGCTTATTCTTTTCACAGTAGACACACTCACGTTCATCATCTCCGCGCATCTTTCCATCGAGATATTCTGCGCCCGTAATTCAAAAAGCTGCCGTTCATCCGGTGTAAAATTGCAGTATTCGCGGAAAAAATCCAATTCAAATACTGTAAAATCACATACTTTCAAAATTACTCCCCTTATTGTGTTATTGTGTCTGTGCCAGATTAAGATGTATAGCCTGTATCGTTTCCATAGCGCCTATCTCATTATCGCTCCCAGTAGTATATCGGGATCTCCTGTCCGCTGTCCCATGTGTCCCAGTAATGTCCATCTTTGACGCACACCACATGGCCGTCTATCCCGAGCACATACGTCCCCGTTGGATGATCTCGGCAAAAATCGTCTACCGTGTAAACATGCTGTCCGTGGTCGTCTACGATATACCGCCGGAAACCATTTTCACGCAGGTATGCGCCCCAGACAACGTTTGCAGACGGCATATCCGAAAGCTGGCAAGCTTTTACCATAATGCCGGAAAACGCCGTTTCCCAGTCAACAGACATCGCCTTGCATATTGCCCTTATAACACAATCTCCGACGCGCTGAGAACGTGGATTTGGATTGAATTTTGCCCAATGACTCATTTTCCAGTCCCTTCTTTCTCCGCATGTCTTTTTGCCCCTTTATTTGCTGCCTTTTGCTGCGGGTATCCAAATCCCGCTAATGCATTCCGATCATACTGCGGCTGTAACCCATTTTCTTCGCAATGCTGATTATAAGCCCTGTTCTGTCCCTGCAATCGGTAAGCCAGCTTATCATATTCCTGCTGGAGCTTTTCCCGTTCCGCGCCGGACGCCCATGCAAGCTCTTCCTGTTTTACTATCAACTGCCGTTTCGTCTTTCGGATTCCGCGTTCCATAGATCGCTGCTTCTGGCTGTCCTCATACCGTTTTAGATTCTCAGCGTCGGTAATTTTATTCCCGCTTCCATCCAGCAGATTCCCTTCTGCGTCCCTCCACGGATTCCTCATCCGCTTGTCAAACAGCATATGCCCGTGACGACAGTTATAGCCATGCAGCCCTCTCATATCCACAACCCTGCCTTCTCCCGTGGTTAGATCAATGTCATACCCAGTCGATTCCAGTAGGTTCGGATATCCCGGCTCGCTTCCGTCAATTTTAAACACCCGTCCCTGCCATTCGTCATGACCTGCAAGCAAGGGCTGCCCGTCGCGCCTTACTCTTGCCCCGAGGTGCGCCGAGGTCAACACATACTCTGTCCCGCTGTCCACGATATATCTATTTGTCAGCTGCGCCGCCGTCTGATTCATCGACGTCACTACACAGCATCGTACTGCCGCTTCCAGCGTCCGCCGCGTCCCTGTCGGATAATCTACCATAACGCCGCGTCCCGCATACGCATCCAGCACATCCGCTATGGCTGCGGGATAGCTTTGCACTCCGCTTGCCACCCTTACATCGGCTTCGTCGAGCAGCGCCACAAGGTCTTTCTGGCTTTGCTCCAGCGTCGTCCTTGTTAGGTTCTTCAACTCCGCTCGGCTTTTTATGTACTCTGCTTCGATAACAGCCATGTATCGTGCATTTTCAAGCGGAGACTGCGCCACGATACCCATTTCTGACAGTGTAACCGCATCATCTTCCCACGATGTCAGCACGGCACCCCGCAGGAGCTTCCGCAGTTCTTTTTCGCTCAGATCTGTAAGCTCCATGATCCGCCGCTGTATCTCATCCCGGCTTTCCCCCAGCTGCTCCAGCCTGTACAACAGTCTGTCCGCCGTGGCTATGATTTTTCCGGATTTTAAAATCCTTCTGGCGATATCCCGCAGGATAAAGTTTTCCAGCCGTTCGTAGATTTCTAATATCCGATCAGCTTTCCCTTCAAAATACTCTGGTCTCAGCATCATTCTTTCCCCACCGTTTTTCTCACGAGATCCAGCCAGTCGTCCTTATGCCGCCTTTTGGCTTCCTCGAACCATTCGGACGTTGTTCCCGGCTCATGATACTTAATCTTTCTCTGCGTCGGGCTTTTGCTGGGAGGGGATGTCCACCCTATTATGTTCCCCTCTGCGTCTTTCAGCGGTATATTCGGACCGTACACAATGCCCCTGTACAGATAATGGGCATATGGCGTGTCATACTCAATGATGCCGCCGTATACCCCGTCAGGATATCTTACGCTGTTTCTTAGTGCGCCCTGCCGGAATGGAACGAAGGGGGCACTGTCCGCCACTACCTGCATATTCAATATCTTCTGGGCTTCCAGCAGATTATCGTCTATGCGGGACGTATCGAGTTTAATCTCCACGTCCCCAACTTTCGTATCCAGTTCCATTCTACCACCTCCTGCATTTTATGGCGTACCCTTATTTCATCTTCGCATATCCCACGCTCATCCCCGCGCCAGCATCGTTTATCACGGTCGTTGTTGGGCTGTAGGTTCGCAACGACCTGTATTTTTCAAGTTCTTTGGTGGATAAAGGTCTCTCAGTTGGGTAAGTTGCATATAGTATCTTGATTTTTTTTTCGGCTAGCAGATTTAGCATCTGAACGTCATTTTCATACAATTCCGTTGGAATTGTAACATACATTGCTTCTGTGTCAAATTCGTTTGAAATACTATACGGTTTATTAACCTTGTTTATACTCTCTACATAGCTTAAGCAATTTGACAGTATCGTCTGCCTTGTTTTGATTCTTTTTGGCGGCAGTGTAAAAAAGTAAGCGGCAACAAAATTTTCGTTGGAAACAGCGTTGTTCTTCTTCAAAACTGTTATCTCTTTTCCAAATTCTGCAAATGCAACATTCTGTACATATACACCCCGTTTTAAGTCCACTTCATCGCACAACCACTGCTGCCCTGATGCATCGGTGTAGTTTCCGTTGTCTATTGTCGGAACGCCCGGAAGCCCGTTTGGTGTGGGGATGATGAGCTTCTGGGCGGGCTTGTAGGGTTCGTATGGCAGGGCGGTCGAACCAGCATTTACCATGAGCCGGAATTTTAATTCGACAGCAGCCTTTGCGTCCACCACTACTGAGAGTGCTAAAGTATTTTCAGTTGCACTTGTGTAAACGTATTCTTTGCTCGTTCCGACATTTTTTACAATATCCAAACTAAACCTATTCCCATACAAGTTCACTGGATAGCCTAAAATTCGAAAGGAAATATTCCCGTACCTAGTAGTCGTTGTAACACCCTTTACCGTGATGTATTCCCCGTCTAGTGACATCTGGAGCCCATATGCATCTTCCCAAGGGCTTGCCTTTCTTATATCAAACAGATTCCCACCGTACACCTGAACTCCAATCTCCCCGCTCTGCCCTGCGTTCTCTATCTCCTGCGGATAGGACGGGGAGGGTGAGGGTGCGCCGCCGGTGTAGGGCTCGTAGGGTTTAGGTGTAGATCCTTCGTTGAGCATCAAACCTGAAAAATCTGGTGCGTGGTTGAAATTGCCATACAATTGAATCATTAAAAAATTACCGTTTGGTAAATTATTAGGAGTTGTAATATTTTTATAGACATCAACGACCTCTTTAAATAAAGTAGGTGCTGATTCAATTGGGTATTCTTCTGTTATGGCAACTCTGAATATTTTCTTATTTTTTTCGCTTATTGTGTAAGATGTCGATGGCTTAATAGGAATAACGACACTATAGTTCTCTATAAAATTCCCGATACCACTATTAGCGATATACATTTGTACCACATCAGCATTTGAGACATCAAACAACTGCGCCCCAGTCGTGCTCCCCTGCGTTGATTTGCCGTGGAGGGTTAGGGAGGTGAAGCGGTTTCCTTTGACCCCCTCCAGCAGGGCAGGATTGCCGGTAACGACAGTGAGTACAACGCTGTATGCATCTGCTACCAACGTCAGGAAATGTTCCTCGCGTGTCACAGGTGGAAAAACTTCTCCTTCCCCGTTGGCAATCGCCGCCCAGTAATATTCTAATCGTGTCACAGGCGCAGGGATGCTTCCGTCCCATACTCCTGCTACCTTTGCCATGTAATACTGCAATCTCGTGACGGGCTGCGGGGTATTGCCGGAATAATCCCCTGCCATAGTCGCAAGGTAGTATTCTTCAATAGTCACGGGCTTGGGCGTCTTGCCCTTATATGTCCCTGCAATCTTTGCTAGATAATACTCTTCTCTGGTTATCGGTTCCATTACTCTCTCCTTATTAGCAGCAGCTTCGCGCCCTATATATGCGTCTTAACAGTCTCCTAATATCCAACATATCTGTCTCTGTATACACACTCAAGACCTTTAATGCCATATACCTTCGTGTCTTTCGCCGTCTCTCCCATTCAATCATAACTTCATCGACTGCTCTTTCTATTTTTTCATAGACTTCCCGCAGCATTCTTACAATTTCTTTGACCGCGTTTTCTACATTTTTCAAAGAATCAAAGAGTTCATTCCAGTGATTTTCAACGCGTCCGATGTCTCCGATCCCCTGTCCTACAATCGCAAAATCCATGCTTATTCCTCCCCGAACAGCCCCGTTTCCTTCGGCTGCGCTTCCTTCACCATTGCCTTCGCATCGTCCTCTATCATGCCCTCGAATTTGACAAAATACCTCCACGCGGGCACCTTGCCCTGCACAACATAGCTCCACCATCTCGCTCTGTCCTCTTCGCGGTTGTAAGTGATGTCCCCGAAGTCGTATACCACTTCATAAACTCCGACAGGGGCAAGCGCGTATAAATCCGCATACACCGACATGGCATATATAGCATCATTAAGGCAACTCTCCAACTTGTCCCGCACGTCCTTAATAAACTGGATGGTTCGCTGCTGCTCCGCTTCCACGCCCGTCGCTGTCTGGATGCCGCTCGCCTCGTTAAAGACAAAATAGCCGTTTGAGAACCCGCATTTATACCCTATCTGGGACAGGAGGGCATTGATCCCGTCTAGACGTGTGGCTGTGTTAAGCTGCGGCGTAACCTCCTGATAAAACTCTTCCGGGCTGTTGCCGAACACGTTTTTTACATAATGCGGAAGCTTAACGTCTGGGATGCGCCCGTTAAGGTTCGTCCCGCTGTCAAACATCAGCCTGTCATCTGCAAGGATGATCTTCTCGCTGTCATATATCTCACCGGCGTTCCGGCTGTATGCGATGTCCAGGTCTTTCATTTCTTCGATGGCTTCTGCGTATATCGGCATTCCCAGCGGAGAGGAAAGATCTATGTTGTTTGCAGCAGGGGTGCGGAACACTCCGTACATGGGGGAATCAAGTCTTTCGTTCCCGCCCTTGAGAATCGGCGGCGTTTCCTCCAGCAGATCAGCCCACTTTGTCTGCTCCAGCGGGATAGGATCGCCGAGGGATTCGCTGCTCTTTGATACATATGCCCTGTTGGATATCACATACGGGTATATCACGCCCGCCTCCGTCCTCGTCTCGACAAACCTATGATACTCCAAGCGTGTATAAAACTTTTCGTTAGCCGCATAGCTGTCTTTAAACACAACGCCCGTTATATTCCCGTTATCGTCCTGCTCCGTCACGAAAAAGTCCAGAGGGGTAAACATATCAAGCCCGCCGCCATTAGGCTTTACAATGATCGTGCCATAAGCACAGCCATACTCTACCCAATGACGCATGCTATAATAGGCTTTGTCAATCTGCTCCTGCAACCACGCCCCGCGTGCGCCGCCGTCAACCTGGATTTTAATCCCCAGCGTGACGAGCCGCGCCGTCTCGGAGCATACCGCCTTTGCAAAATTGATAGTCTTTATCCGATTATCTGCGTCTAGCCAGTATGGCGCACCGCGGTAGATGTTGGCACACTCTACAACCTTTGCCATCATCCGCGCTGACGTGGTATCCTTTACCCTAAAATCTTTCTCCGCCTGCTTTTTAAATATCATATTAAACCACCTTTTGACTGTCTGTATAATTCCCATCTTTGCAATACCCCTGTGCCGTGTATTTGCCATATTCCCGGCATTTTTCCGCTTGATGTATATTAAGCTGTGTTCCCTCTGCGGTTAAATTTAGGTTCAAATGCGTAACGTGTCGCATCGATCGAATGGTTGTTTGCATCCGGATAGCCGCTGATGATGTTGCCGTCCTTGTCCCGGTCGTATTCGTATTCGGTAAATTCGCGGTAGACGTTCGGCGTTCTGCGCTTGTCTATAACGAGCTTGCGCCGCATAAGCCACTTCATTCCATATTCGATGCTACCGGGTCCTTTTATTGCCGGCCGCGCCGGAAGTCCCATGCTTCGGTAATCGTTAATAGATTTCGGTTCGGCGCTGTCGCAGGTTATGTGGTAGTCCGTATAACCTTTTTCTTTGATCCAGTTTGCCGTTATTTCATTCGATTCTTTGTTGACATAATGTTCGTCTATAAAAAAAATCGTCTCGCTGTCCGCGTCATAGTAGCATCTTACAAACGCGTATGCGTCCGGGTACCAACCAAAGTCAACGCCCTGATAGATCACATCCATCCTGTCTATTTCTTCATCGGTGATCTCACGCAGCTCCAAAAGCTCAAATACGTTTCCACCTGTCCCGACTGCGTTTCCTAGATACTCATGGTCGTATGCGCGCGGATTTGTGAGCCTTAAGTGCTCTGCGCTGTCAAAAAATTCGTCTCCCAGCCACTCACGCGGCACACTCCTGTAGTCGCTTTTGTGGTTGTATGCCCGTCTATCCTCAATTTGCACATATTCATTTGCCCAGTTATTGCGATTGATCGGCGGGTTGAACGTTTTAAACACGACATAATTATGACCGCCACGCAGGACTGACTGCTCCGCCATTCGGATCTCTTCTGGCCCCTTAAAGATGTCCAGTTCCTCGAACCAGAGATATTTAAAAAATCCTGTGGCTGCCTTAATGGATTTTGTCTTTTGTGCCTTATCCAGACCTCTAAAGATGATCTTTTGCCCTGTTGGCAGGTAGGTAAATTGCATCGGGTTTACATTGCCGCGCCAGTAATCTGACACGCCCAGCGCATCTATCCCCCACTGGATCTGGTTATAAACAGAATCCCGCAGCATTGCGGAAAATTTATGGAATACTGCCGCGTTTGCCTCCGGGTTTTGCATCATGCCCAGCGGGAGCTCTACAGACACAAAAGAGGACTTTCCTGATCCTCGTCCTCCGTAAAGGTTATAGTACTCGTGCCGTCCTTCTTTTATGTCCTTATGCACTTTGTAAAAAGCTGGAGCAATTAAGTCTGTAAGCTTTATCCTTGCTGCCTGCTGTACTTCCATTTATTCTTCCTTCTTTTCTGTTTCCGTGTCTGGGATATCGTCAACAATCGTGACCTTTCCGGACGCCTCAACCTCCATCTGATCACGCTGTCCTAGCCACTGCTTGCCTAACCAAATAGCCATTGTCGGGTTCGTCTCTGCGTGCTTGAACTGGAGTCTTCGCAGGCTTGCTTTGCCCTTCTGGCTCTTTTTTTTATAAGTCTCCGCAAATCCCTCTTTGTACGTCCTCACGCACCATCTTTCAATCGTGTCCTCGCTGCATCCGATAACTGCCGCAATCTCCGCAAGTGTGCATTGAATCGAACATAAGTTCTCGAATACTTTTTGATCAATTGGTATTCTTTTCCGTCCGCCCTTGTTTGCATTATCAGACATATATACTACCTCTTTTTTATTTATTGTTTGTTTTCAGTTAAATGCTCATCTTCTGCCTGACATTTTTTTAAGATGATCTCATTGTTATCCCCAATAAAAATTTGTAACGGATCTGATTCTTGGATGTTCAACCTTCTCCGTACATACCTTGGAATTCTTATTCTTCCAAGATCATCTAATATATACACTCTTCCTATTGCTTCCATTTCTCCTCCCGGGTTATTCTGCTATGCAAAAACATTATTTATTTAATAAAACAGCTTTTGCCCCTGTAAACTTTTCCCATCTGTCGACAATAACATCCACATACCGTGGGTCGTATTCCATAGAATAGCCGCGCCGTCCATTCTGTTCGCATGCCATAATGGTTGTCCCTGATCCGCCGAACAAGTCTAAGACTACATCCCCACCCTTTGTGTTATTCTTTATCTGGTAATCAAACAACGGGATCGGTTTCATAGTCGGGTGCATGTCATTTCGTGTGGGCTTGTCAAAATTGATTACTGTTGTCTGCTTTCTGTCTGAAGCCCACAGATGCCCAGCTCCTTCTTTCCAGCCATACAGGCACGGCTCGTGCTTCCATTGGTAGTCTTGCCGTCCCATCACCATGCTGTTTTTGTTCCAGATAAGACATTGCCTTACGGTCCATCCAGCATCAAAGCACGCCCCTCGGAAATTATATCCCTCACTGTCCGCATGCCAAATGTAAAAGACCGCGCCCGGCTTCATAACCATGTCGGCGTTGCTAAAAGCATCTGTCAAAAACTGCCTAAAATTATCGTTGTCCATCTTGTCATTTTTTATTTTAAGCTTGTCTTTGGTCTTCCCCTCATAGTTTACGTTGTATGGCGGGTCAGTGAGCAGCATGTCTGCTTGCTCCCCCCCCCATCAGCTTTTCTACGTCTTCCAGCACCGTGCTATCACCGCACATCAGCCTATTATTGCCCAACTGATAAATGTCGCCCAGTTTAGATTTCGGCTCTGGAGGCAACTCTACCTCGAATTCATCCTCAATAGCTTCCTCTGCATTGTCCTGCAATGCATCCTCGAATCCAAACAATTCCATGTCAAGGTCGATAATATCGTCCAGTTCCGTATTCAGCAGGTCAAAATCCCATTCAGCTTTTTCAGCTACTTTATTATCTGCCAACCTGAATGCCTTTATCTGCTCATCTGTCAGGTCGTCTGCAATAATACACGGAATTTCTGTCATCCCTAGTTTTTTCGCAGCTTTATACCTTGTATGACCTGCAACGATAACGTTGTCTTTATCAATCACAATCGGAACTTTGAACCCAAACTCTTTGATGGATTCAGCAACGTACTTAACAGCATCATCGTTCTTTCTCGGGTTATTCTCGTATGGTTTTAAGTCTTTCAGTGCGATGTTAATTATATCCATGTTTCATGCTCCTATTCCCTCTGATTTTACCATTTCTTTCTGTTCACTTTGTACCCGATTCATGCTTACATCCATCATGTGGTAAAAAAAGCCGCTGGTAACCGTAAAAATCTGTCCTGCTCTTCGCTGTAAAATTGGCTGGTAGAAATTTTGATTACGAGCCCCGTTGACAGTATGGCGCGCTGAAGCTTTTTCATGACGGCATTACAATTCATATCACACCCCCCATACAGTTCTTATTCTATTTTACCATTCTCGTTTCCTGATCCGCGTACCCCTTTTACACGATTGCATGTCCTTCCAGTATCATGTATCTGTTGTATAAATATATCGTTTTCCTTCGATACCCATAAAAATCCTTCCGCCCGATAGGAATGTCGCATATCTTCGAGATGTTGTCATACCCCAGCCCTGATGTCAGGCTAAAAAACAGATATTGCGCCAACTCTGCATATGCGCTTTCCGCAGCCAGAAGCAGCAGTTCCAATTCCCTACCCTTTGCGTTTTTGCACTTGTCTTCTATTTTTTTTACCTCATTGTATGTCAGACCGTAACCATTAAAGTATGTGTCCCTTGTTCCCACATTCCCCACCTTCTTTCTTTTTGCTTTATTTTTTTGTTACCCTATCCCAGTCCCGCAGGATTTATCTGTGTAGACAGAGGGAACCAGCACACAAGCTGGCGCGCCGGACGCTGTCCTGCGTTGTCTCGCTCTGCTTTTCCTGCAGCCGCCTGATCTGCTGCTCGGTCTCCCGGATCAGCTCACAGGCGTCTATGTAGTCGGATAAAAGTTTCTTATCCATCGGTGCCACCTTCTTTCTCATCCACTTTCTTACTTAAATATCAGTTTAATCTTCCAGCCACTTGTTATCAAAATAGCAAAATCCAATTACAGCACCTGCAGTCAGAGCTATCCATAAAGCCCAGAACATTTCATTCGCAACACTATGCGTACAACTGTCTAATGCTTGCTCAATGGTATAATCTTTGAAAAATCTGGAATTATACGAAATCGTTCCGTCCGATAACTTGGTATATACAGTCCCTGTATGCTTAGGGGATGTCCCGTAATACTTGTACCGTACCTTTACAAATTCCCCAGACTTCCAACTATATTCTCTCCCAGATTTTATTGTCTCTATGTGATTGTCCAGAGAATACGGGATTTTATCATACGGAAATTCGATACCACAAAACATAATATTTTCGGAATGTTTGCTTTCTCTGTCCTCGATTTCCCATTCATAGTATACTTCTACTTTTGTGTGCTTTTTACCTTCTGAATCTGTTTCTGTCACTTCTCTTTCATGGCGTTCATATCGTTCTTCTATCTTTTCAACATGAAGATATTCCCCGCCAATCTCATCAAAAGTCACTGTATCAACCGCTTGCAAATCTCCATACACAAAAGCATTTCCAACATTTGTGTCCATGCCATACCGAAATAATTCAGAGTCCTCAATATGCACTGCCTTCTGGTATTCGGCGTTCTTATCGTTCTGCATATCAGTTATTTTTCCAGATATAAAGAAACCGACTATTAGCATAACGGCGGCGATTGCAACGCTGATGATGATTTCGCGCTTGGTTATTTCCATAAGCTATTCTCCAAATAAATCCTGCGGTGCGTCAACTGGTGCTTGATAATCCAACCGCTGAAATTTCAAAACCTCATAGCCTGTCCAGTCGAGGAAGATTCTTGCTGGAAACTTCTTTACATACCTGTTATAAGCTGTTACGGATTTATTGTAATTTTCCCGGTACTGGGCAAGCATGTTTTCGGTAATAGACAATTCATTCATGAGTTGCTTATAATTCTCATTGCTTTTCAACTCTGGATAAGCATATGTAACTGCCGCGATCACAGTATTTACATCTTCTACACTGTTCCCTTCGCTCATTCCATCTGCAAGTCCAGTCAATGTTTCTGATTCATGCCGATCATACTGTTTTACACAGTCTGCCAGATTATAAACCAAGTCAACCCTGCGTTTCTCCTGCACTTTAATGTCAGATTCAGCGGTATAGACCGATTCTTCCAGACTGATTGCCCGATTCTGTGCTGACTGCACTCCAAACACACACAACAAAACTACTGCCACTACTACTCCTACAATAATCAATGGTAATTTCCAATTTTTCATAGTTCTTTTCCTTCCTTTAAATGCTCATTTTCGCCTTTGCAAAATACATCTGGCTAATCACCAATCGTGAAAAAAATCATAGGCAACACCCCAGCAAAGGCTGAGAGTATTAACACATCTCCCATTCTGCTGGAGCGGTCCATACTAAACGCCAGAATAAATAGTATCAGCCAAGCCGCAGCCCCTCGCAATTTACCTCAATGTCTGTGTGTACGCCTTCTTCCGCCAAGTGAATTACATACGCCATTGCCCCGTGGTCTGCTACCACCAGCACGATCTTCTCTGTCCCTGTGACAGTTCGTGTTCTCCAAACCTCTCCGGTTTTATTTTCTGTTCCCATATTCTTGTCCTCCTGCAGCTTCCTGCGCTTTATTCTCTCTTCTCTTGCTACCGCGATGATTGCCCGGCAGGCTGTTTCATCGCGGTAGCCCTCTGCGTTTTTATACATTTCTGATCTCCAATTATTACGCAAAACGCATCTGTCCTGACTTCTCTGACTGTATCCTATCCATCCTACAGATAGGCTGCCTTTTCGCTATACATAATTCTGGCAAATTCGCTTTTACCAGTGCTGCCGGTATAGGCGGGCATACAGCATTACCGCATCTTCTGACCTGCTCAGCTCTCGGGTATGCCTTGCCGTCACAGTCCCGGTCGATGATATAATCTTGTGGGAATCCTTGGCAGCCATACAGCTCTTTAGGTTCCAGCATCCGCAGACCAATGTCCACAATCTGGTACTCTGTCCCGTAGATCGTCACCAGTCCGAAACGATCCTGCGCTGTGATCGTGTCAAGCGGCTCTTTTATATCCTGTCCTGTGCCGGATCCGTAATACTTTGTCAAGAACGCTCTCACCTCTCCAAAATGCCCGTCTCCGCAAGTAATCGTATGTAGCGGTTCCCTTGCATCCTGCCCAGTGCCGCTTTTGTAGAATTTACTGATAAAGGACGTCACAAGCCCGTACCGGTTTGAACCGTCTACCGTCATAATCGGTGCCTCAATTTCCTGACCGCGCACCTCGTCTTTTGTTGTCTCTGAGTGGTACTGGATCAGAATAGGAATTTTTGTATCGTTTGATTCGTCCTTGATAATGAACGGTTCCGGATTGTCCAACACAAACTTTTTGATTCCTCTGCCGATTCTATCCATTGTCTTTTTGGCAAGCGGTCGCACTGCCCGGATTCCGTATTTCTCTTTAATTTCTTCCGATGTTTCGAAAATCGATGGGCACGGAAGGGAAAAGTCAAGTTGTGTATATGCTCCGGCATAAGGCTTAAGTAGTCCGGCTTTTACTTCTTCACTGTCTGCCGGTGCATGTGTTGGCTTAGGCCATACAATCGGTCTGCCGTCACATCGTGCAATTATAAAGAATCTCTTCCGCATGGTCGGCGCACCGTAATCGGCCGCAACCAATTCCTTAAACTGCACTTCATAGCCCAAATCTGTAAGCTGCTGCACAAACTTTCCAAAGGTTTTACCCTGTTTCGCCTTAATCGGATGATGCCCTCGGTTAAGCGGTCCCCAGGTCTTAAATTCCTCTACATTTTCCAACATAATTACTCTCGGTCGGACAAGTCCCGCCCACCGACAGGCTACCCACGCAAGGCCACGGATAAATTTATCCTTTGGCTTACCGCCTTTCGCTTTTGAGAAATGCTTACAATCTGGTGAAAACCATGCAAGGCCTACCGGGTGTCCATTGCATGCTTTTACCGGATCCACCTGCCATACATCTTCGCAGTAATGTATTGTGTTTGGATGATTCGCTTTATGCATCCTAATTGCTTCTGGATCATGGTTAATTGCAATATCTACGCTGTACCCTGTTGCCATTTCGATTCCGGTGGATGCTCCACCTCCGCCGGCAAAATTATCAACAATCAATTCTCCGTTTATCATTTTCTTTCAAGGAGCCGATGCGCATCTTCCCGGGAAGCTCCGTCTCCTTTCGATTTTTATTTACACCCTGCTGCCCCGCAGGAACGCATCCTGCAGCTCGCTCTTCCACGCCGGTTCTGCTTGTTCCTGCACACGCTCCACCATGTCGCACTGGCAAACAATCTCTGTTGCCCACTCCCGGATTTGCCGAAGCCCATCCGCATCCGGTGCGATACCTGCACGCCGTTCGATCGAGAGCGCCAGCTCCCTGATCCGGTTATCTGCCGCCATCCATACCGGTTCGGCATCCGGCGATTTTTTAATCCATATTGCCATTGTCCTGTCTCCTTTGTCCTATCCTGTCAACATCCTGCTCCAGGACGATGCTTTCTCCGGCTTTATAAATCCAATACAACAGCACGCCTGTCAGAACTACTAATACAGTTATAATCTTTCGCATTTTTACCTCCTGAGCGGCTCACTTTTCCGCTCCCTGTTCCTCTGCCACTGCAAATTCTCCATTCTTCAGCGTATAAAACGTATTTTCTTTTATGCGCTCACCGTCCACTTTTTCCATCTTTGCACAAACTAAATTGTTAGAATCGTCATACTCGGCAAGGACCAGATAACAGCCTTTTTCTCCTCTTGCTTTTCCGCGTCTTCCCCACGATACGGCCACGCCGTCTTTTCCCGTGTTGGTTGCAGCGCTCTGGTTTCCCGTGTTGGTTGCAGCGCTCTGGT